TGCTGGCCGTGCTGACCGTCTACGCCTCGATCGACTGGCCCTCCAGCCAGGCCGCCACGGCGGCGCGGACGCAGGTGCAGACGATGATCGATGCGCAGCTCGACCTGGCCGCCGCACAGGGCCAGGACGCGCTGTATCTGGGGTGGCAGGCGATCGGCAGTGCGGCGATGCTGGATCTGATCACCAGGGCGCAGGCGCTGCCCAGCCTGGTCAGTTTTATCAAACTGTCCGCCCAGCCGTCGCTGGTGCTGGCCTGGGGCTGGTATCAGGACGCCGCACGCTGCGATGAGCTCGATCTGCTCAACGACGTGCCCGATCCGATGTTCATGCCGCTCACCGGCGTAAGGCTCTCTGCGTGACCCCCGACCGCGTCACCCTTGTCGTCAACGGCATGCGCTACGCCGGCTGGAAAGAGATCAGCATCGAGCGCGGCCTGGAAAAGTGTGTCAGCAGCTTCAACATCGCGGTGTCCGAGCGCTGGTCGGGCAGCGACGTGCCGTGGCAGATCCAGCCGTTCGATGCGGTGCAGGTCTACGTCGGCGCTGATCTGATGCTGACCGGCTATGTCGAATCCTACATCCCGTCATTCGACCACCACACCCATGGCGTGCGGGTCGCCGGGCACAGCAAGACGATCGACCTGGTGCAGTGCAACGCCGACATCCCGTCCGGGCAGTTTTCCGGCTACAGCGTGGCCGCGATCGCCCGGGCGATCGGCGCGCTGTTCGGCATCAGCGTGGTGGTGCAGACCGATCTGGCTGACCAGGTGGTGGAAAACACCAACCTGGAACGCTGCGAAACCGCATTTTCGTTTCTTGAACGCCTCGCCCGGCTGGCAAGCGTGCTGCTGTGCGACGACGAAAACGGCAACCTGGTGCTGACCACGGCCGGCGGCACAAAGGCATCGTCCACGCTGGTGCAAGGCCAGAATATCGAGGCCGCGCACGCCATGATCAGTGTGGCCAAGCGGTTTTCGACATACATCATCAAGGGCCAGGCCGGCATCGGCTGCGGCAGCGCCGCAAGCTGGGGTGGCGCCGGCGGCATCGGCGCCAGCGGCAACGCCCCGGCCGGCGCGGTGCAGACGTCGATGCGGGCCGTCGCCAATGACACCGACGTGCCGCGCTACCGCCCGCACGTCACCCTCGGCGAGAGCCAGATGACCTTGACGCAGATGCAGCAGCGGGTGAACTGGCAGAAACAGTATGCCTACGGCCAGGCCACGAAATGCACCGTCAAGCTGCGCGGCTTCCGCCAGGCCGACGGCACGCTGTGGCGGATAAACCAGATCGTGCCGTGCACCATCCCCTGGCTGGAATGCGACGCCGATCTGCTGGTCGCGAAAGTCAAATTCACCCTCGACGGAGCCGGCGGTCACATGACCGAACTCGATCTCGGCCCGGTCGAGGGCTACACGCCCGACCCCGGCGAAGTGAAGCTGCACAAGGGGAAAAAGGGCAAGCACGGCCACGGTGGAGTCAACTGGTCAGGCGCGGGAGGCTGATAATGCTGGACCGCATCGCCTCGGCCATCAAAAGCGCCATCACCCGCGGCAAGGTCGCCAACACAAGGGTCGGACCGCGCACCTTCCTGCAGATCACCGGCCTCGACGGCGTCGTGCAGCAGACCGTCGAGCTGCTGCTGCCGCCCGGCTACAGCGCCCGCCCTGTGGTCGGCGCCGACCTGGTGCTGCTGCAGGTGATGGGATCCGGCGACCACGTCGTGGCCCTCGGCGGCGACATGGCCGGCAACGCCATCGCTGACCTGGCGCCGGGTGAATTCGGCCTGTCCGACGGCACCCAGATGATCATCTTCCGGGTGGGCAACATGATCCAGATCAAAAGCCCGACGAAAGTTCGCATCGAATCGCCGCTCCTGGAATGCACCGGCGCCATCATCGCCGACTGCGACTCCGGCAGTGTCGGCCTGACCACCCACAAGCACGGCACCGGCACCGCCGCGTCCGGCACCGTCGCGCCGACGGCCGGCACATGACGGACCTCGCCCTGATCTGGGACCCGGTGAACGGCCGCGCCGATTTCGCCATGAACGCCACCGGCAGTGACCTGCTGCTGGATAACGGCCTGCAGACAGCCGTCATCATCAGCCTGTTCTGCGACCGCCTGGCCGACGCCGCCGACACCATCCCGGACGGCACCGGTGACCGCCGCGGCTGGTGGGGCGACACGCCGGCACCGAACGCCAGCGACTCGCCCGCCGGCCTTGATCTGACCGGCTCGCGCCTGTGGCTGCTGGCCCGCTCGCTGCAGGTCACCGAGACCCTGCGCCGCGCCGAAAGCTACGCGCGCGAGGCGCTGCAATGGATGCTTGACGATGGCGTCGCCGGATCGGTCACCGCCCATGCGGTGTTCCCGGCCGCGCCGCCGAACACGCTGGAACTCACCATCAACATCGGCCGGGACGGCTCCAGCCAGCGCTTCGCCTTCGCCTGGTCGGCCGGTGTCCCCGGCCTGCCCGCCCCGCTGCCTGGCTTCACCGGCGCCGCCTACGAACTCGACTTCTCGACCCCCGCCAACAGCGACATGATCGGGATTCTTTGACAGATGCCGTTCCCGATCCCGTCCCGCACGGATCTGCAGGCGCAGATCCTGACCGACATGAACGCCCGCATTCCGGGCGCCGATTCGTCCCTCCGCCGCTCGACCACCCGCATCCTCGCTTACGTGTGGGCCGGGTCGCTCTGGCTGGTCTACCGCTTCATCGGCTGGCTGGCGAAACAGCTTTTCATTGACAGCGCAGAGACCGCCTATCTGGAACGCCGTCTCGCGCCGTACGGCATCACCCGCGAGGGTGCGACCTTCGCCGCCGGCAACGCCATCTTCACCGGCACCGCCGGCATCCCCATCCCGCTCGGCACGCAACTGCAGACCAGCGACAACAGCGTCCAGTATGCGACGCAGGCCGCCGTCACGATCGGCGGCGGCGGCACCGTCACGGTGGCGATCGAGGCGCTGGTGGCGGGCGCCGCCGGCAACGCCGTCGCCAGCGCACCGCTGCAGCTTTCCACCGCGATCGGCGGCGTGCAGCCCACCGCCAACGTGGACGGCAGCGGCCTGTCCGGCGGCACCGACAGCGAAACCGACGCCGCGCTGCGCATTCGCGGCCTCGCCCGCATCCAGCTTCCGCCGCAGGGTGGCGCCGGCCCCGACTATGTCGCCTGGGCCAAGTCAGTCACCGGCGTCACGAGGGTCTGGGTCTACCCGCTGAACCGCGGCCTCGGCACGGTGGACATCCTGTTCGTGATGGATGCGCGCAGCAACAACATCCCGCTGTCCGCCGACATCACCGCCGTGCAAGCCGCCATCACCGCCGCCCGCCCGGTCTGCGCCGATGCCCAGGCCTTCGCCCCGACCGCCGACACGCTGACAATCACCATCATCAACCTGGCGCCGAACACCACGGCGATGCAGTCCGCCATCACCGCGCAGCTCAACGCCCTGGCCCGCACCGTCGCCGCCGGCAGCGCCACCATCGGCGACGGCGTCAGCGCCACCAACCCCGGGGGCACGCTGTTTCTTGAGCAAATCTACGCCGCGATCAGCGCCGCCGGCCCCACCGCCTTCGACCTGACCGCGCCGGCCGCTGACGTGACCTTCGCCTTGGGCCACGTGCCCGGCACCTGGACGGTGACGATCACATGACGCTGCTCTCCAATCCGCCGCCGGACGCCTTCCTCGCCGCGGTGTGCGCGCTGCCGCCGCCCGGCCGAGCGTTCCCGCGCGACGCCGACACGCTGATGGCCAAGGTCTTCACCCCGCCGGCCGACGCACTGGCGGCGGTGCGCGCGGTGGCGCTGCAGCTCGCCAACGTCGAGGCCGATCCGGCCCTGACCACGGAACTGCTGGCCGAGTGGGAAGCCGAATATGGCCTGCCCGACCCGTGCTCGCCGCTCAACCCATCGGTCGGGCAGCGCCGCGCCTCGCTGCTGGCCAAGATCGCCAGCCTGGGCGGCCAGTCGATCGCCTACTACACCGCCGTCGCCGCCGCGCTGGGCTTCACCATCACCATCACTGAGTTCAAGCCGTTCCGCCTCGGCATCTCGACCCTGGGCACGCCGCTGATGGGGCCGGGCTGGGAATTCGTCTGGCAGGTCAACGCACCGAGCGTCACGGTCGCGTGGTTTCATCTCGGTGCCAGCGTGCTGGGCGACCCGTTCTGGTCGATCGGCAACACCGAACTGCAGTGCCGGCTGAACGCAATCAAGCCGGCGCACACGCTGCTTCTGTTCAAGTATTCATAGGTCAATCATGCAGTTAATCGCAAACGGCACGCAGGGCGGGACGTCAATCCCCGCCAAGCAGACCCCGTCCGGCACGCCGGGCTACGGCAACAGCGGCTCGCCCGGCACGTTCTCCCCCACCGTGCTCGATCCGGACGTGTTCAACACGATCCTGGCGGAGCTGGTGGGGATCGTGCTGGCCTCCGGGCAGACGCTGAACGCTTCCAACAACGCGCAGTTGCTGCAGGCTATTTTCGCGCTGCCTGGCAAGCAGGGCATCAACTTCTCCACGCCAGGGACGTTTTCGTTCACCGTCCCCGCCAATGTGACCGAGGTTATCGTGTGGGTGCTCGGCGCCGGCGGTGGCAGCGGCGGCACCACGGCGTGTACGGGATCGCAGGTGTCGGTATCGGCGGGCGCGAATTCAGGGACCTGGGGCTGGGGCGTGTTCGCCGTCACGCCGGGCACCGTGATCTCCGGCGTCATCGGCGCCGGCGGCACGGCCGGCGCATCCGGCGGCGGCAATGGCGGCAACGGCGGCACCAGCAGCTTCGGTGCGATGATCTCGGCGCCTGGCGGCCACGGTTCGCTCGGTGTCGCCGCCAATCCACCACCGCTGACCCAGGCCCCACCCGCGGCGACCAACAACTGTTCGGGCGCCGCGGTGAACGGGGCGGAGGTCTCGGGCCAGGCCAGCGTCTCCGGTACGACCGTCAATGCCTTCGGCGGCCCCGGCGGGTCTGGCCCGTGGGGCGGCGGCGGGTCGGCCGGCGGCGGCGCGGTATTCGCAGGCCAGGGTTACGGGGCCGGCGCCGGCGGTGCCTGCACCGTGGCCAGCGGCAGCGCCCGGACCGGTGCAGCCGGCTCCGGCGGCCTTGTCATTCTGCAGTGGTGATCATCATGAACCTCGCGCACATCATCAACGGCCAGGTGTTCGAACTGCTCACCGTGCCAACCGGCACCGTGATCGGCACCCTGTTTCACCCGGCGCTGGTCTGGGTGGACGTGACTGCCGTCTCGCCCGCCCCGCAGGTCGGCTGGACCGCCACCGAAACCAATGGCGTGTGGAGCTTCGCCGCGCCCGTCGTGCCGGCGCCGACGCTGGCGCAGCAGGCTGGCGCGGCACTTTACGCCGGGATGACCCTGACCCTGTCCGGCAGCCTGACGCTCGCCGCCACGGTGTTCCCGTGCGACCCGCTGACGCAGGCGAAGATCGCCGGCGTTGCCACCACGATCAACACCACCGGCGGCTTCCCCGGTGGCGTCTCGACCTATCCGATGAAGGATATGGCCGGCGCCTGGCATGTTTTCACGTTGAGCCAGTACAAGGCCGTCGCCGGGACGATCGCCGCCTACGCCTCGCAGCTTGACGTCATCGTCGACGGCAATCCGCTGGGGGCCACCGTGCTGCCCGCCGCCAGCCAGTCGCTGACCGTCTGATGCAGGCATCGGCCGCCCGCACCATCATCGTCGGCAGCGGGGTCAACGCCTCGCTGAACGCCGCCGTGCTGGGGGATGCGCTGCGCTGGCCGCTGGCCGGCCCAGGCGCCAACCGGGATTACACCCTGGATCTGACCGCGCCGCTGGCGGACATGGTCGATACGCTCGCCACCGTCAGCGTCAGCGTCGCCCCGTCCGGCGCGGGCGAGCTGCGTATCGTCAGCCTGTCGGCCACCAGCACGCTGATCGGCTTGCGCCTCGCCGGCGGCGTGCCGGGGCGTAACTACACCGTGGTGGTCGACGCAGTGACCGAGGGCGGCGAGGAACTGGAATACGCCATCGGCCTGATGATCAACCCGCTGCTGGGTGTCTGGCCGCTGTCGCCGCCGCCTTCCTTTGGCTTCGGGCCGGTGGCGACCTGCAGCGCCGAGACCGAGTCGCTTGACTTCTCCAAGCCGTCCAACAGCGGCCTTATCGGCATCCTCTGACAGAACAGGATCGTTCAGAATGAAACTTCACTGGACACGCGCGCTCACGCTGGCGCTTGTGCTGGCGGCGGCCGGCGCACGGGCGCAGACCACCACCACCACGATGTCGGTGCGCGACGGTACCGGTACGACGCAGGTGCTGCGCTCGGACCGCAACGGCGACGGCTCACTGGCGACGCACAACGTGCCGGAAGTCGGCGGCGCGGCGGTGTCCCCGACGAACCCGATGCCGATCGGCGTGACCCCCGGCACGCTGGCCTATACCGCCAGCACGACCGGATCGGCCGGCACGAGTTCCGGCACGCTGATCACCGCGGCGCAGTATCATTTGGTGAAAATCTGCACGCTGTTCAGCAGCACGTCGAACGTCTGGCTGGGCATGACGGGCGGCACGGCGGCGGTCGGGTCGGGCCTGGGCATCCCGGCCGGCGGCGGCTGCAAAACCCTCGGCTCGGCCGACACGCCGATGCCGACCTCGGCGATCACCGCGATCACCGACGGCGGCAGCGCGCAGACCGTGACGATTGTGGGGGGCTAAGATTATGACGCGGTTTCTTCTGGCGCTTGCGCTGCTGCTGGTGCCTGCGGTCGGCTGGGCGGATGATCCGCCGCCGGCGATCGGTCAGTTGAGGGCGCTGCCCAACGCAACATCTGGCACGGTCCTGCATGGCGACGGAACGTGGTCTGGCGTTGGCGGCGGCAGCGGCACGGTCACCGGGGCATCGGTTGTCACCGCGAACGGCCTCGCGGGCACTGTCGCCAACGCGAGCACGACGCCTGCGTTCACGTTGACCACGACGATCACCGGCATGCTGAAGGGTAGCGGGGGGGCCCTGACGGGTGCGACGGCGGGCACCGATTATCTGTCGCCCACAGGAAGCGGCGCCGGGCTCACCGGCCTGACCTGGGGGCAACTCGGATCGACCCCGACGACGCTTTCTGGCTACGGCATTACCGTGACGGGCACTGGCGCTGCCGTGCAAGCAGCGTCGCCGACGATCTCTGGGCCGACGATCACCGGCAGCTTCACGGCAACCGGACTTGTCACCAACTCTGCCCTTGCGACGATGGCGGCTTTTACAACCAAATGTAATGCGACCGGATCGACTGCGGCGCCGACGGATTGCCCTTCGCCGCCGTTCACGATCAGCAATGCATCCACCGAACCTGCCTTTTTCGTCGGGCCGTTCGCAGGTGCGAGTATGCCAACCGGCGCGTCGTTCTTGTCTGGTATTGGCCCCTACGCTGGCGAGTCGGTCAGTGTCATGATCGATGAACTTGAACTCGTCGGGCATGGGTCGGGAATCGCGATTATTTCTGGCGGCGGCGTTGCGTTCGGGACGAGTTCGTGCGCGGCGGAGACTACATCGGCTTGCTTCGCTATCGGCGCAGACGCCGCACGTGATTTCTACCAAGCCACAGATTTAGGCTCGATGGCGATTGGCAATGGTGCCCTTGGAGACGGGTCGGGGACCGGCGTAGACATCGCGATCGGCGGGGGTGCACTGTGGGGGGCCGCCGCCTCCATAACCTTCACGAACAGCGCACCGCATGTCGGCGACGTATACACTTTGAGCACCAACACCAGCAACGCCTGTAACGGGACAACGATTGTCGTTAACTGCACGACGAACAGTAACAATCCAGGAACCGTCGCCTCAACATGGCCGGTCACGAATACATACACTGTGGTTGCAGGCGACACTACGGCAACAATTCTTGTGGGGCATCTTGCCTCTGCTTGGAGCGGCGCAAATAATGTTAACTACATCCTAGGCGATGGCGTTCAGGAGGGCACGCACAACCTGTTTCCGTATTCATGGCAGCAGGCCGATATAACCAATCACCCGACAGTCTTAAAGGGCCACTATCCCGGTAGCTGGCTTGTTACGCCTACAGTGTCTTGCTCCGGAACCTGCACGAACGCGCAAGCCACCGTTGGCTCTGGCTACACGGGCGGCCATAACGTGCTGATCGGCAGTAAACTGTTCAACTCTCCGCTTGTTGCCGCGCCGCAATACAACACCATCGTGGGGGATAGCGGGCCTGGAAATTTCGTTGTCAGCAACAGCGGCAATACATTCTTTGGATACAACATCGCGCCGGGCCTTGCCTCCGGTGGCAATGGAGGCTCGGATAACACTGTATACGGGGCTTCTGCCGGTAATAGCATTACCACCGCATCTCGGCAGGTGCTTTTCGGGTATTATGCCGGCGCCAGCATCACGACCGGCACCGGTAATCATGTATTCTCCGACCAAGGTGTTGCCGGGCAAAACTGCATCACATCTGGCTCGAACAACCTGGAGCTTGGCGAAGGCGCCTGCGTTCCGACCGCGACGGCGAGCAGCCAAATGTCAATCCAGAACGGCATCTACGGCCTCAACCTGTCTGGCACAGGGTCGACCGTCAGCCCAGGCCAGATCGGGATCATGAACGCCGCGCCGACTGCCGTGCTTGATATCAAAGGCCCGGACACATCCACCACGCTCGCTTTCCGCGTCCAAAACAGCACGCCGTCCAACGTTCTGAGTGTGACGGATGCCGGGGTGATCGCGGTCGGTTCGGGTGCGTTCACGGCCAACGGTTCAGTAGCGACAACCATGACATCACTTGGCCCGACCGGCAGCCACGCCACGATCCAAGAATGGTTCACCGTTACGGACAGCATCGGCAACGTCCGCTACATCCCAGCTTACTAGGAACCCACCATGAAACGCATCATCCTCGCCTCGATCCTGTTCGCCACGCCCGCGTTGGCACAGCAGCCGTCCTTGATGGACCAACTGAACGCGGCATCCGCCGAAGTCACGACCACGATTTCCAACCTGCGCACGCTGATCATCCAGAACCAAAACCAGATCGGCGCTCTGCGCAGTCAAAACGCTGTATTAGAACAACAGGTTGCGGCGGTGACAAAGGAGCGGGACGAGTTGAAGGCGAAAGCCCTCGCATCGGCAACCCCCGACAAGGATTGACGACGCCCGAGCCGAGAAAATCAGGCGTTGATTAGATCGCTTTGCCGCGGATTTTGTCCCATCTGTTCGTGACATGGATGCGCAGATATTTCGGCGCAGCGTCGATGGATTTGTCAAACGCCTCACTTGCCTGCCGCAGATCTCCAAGGTCGAGCAATGCGGCAGCAAGTTGAAAATGACTTTCAAAATTTGCTGGTTCGGCCGCTACAGCATTGCGGGCCGCCTCTACAGAACCTTCCGTATTGCATCGCTGCTGCAAAATTCTACTGAGGCCAAGATGGTAAACGGCAGCACCCGGATGTAGCTCAGCCGCCCGACGGGCCAATGTCTCTGCCTGTGGCAGATCGCCATAATCTTCGGCCATTCTGGTGGCAAGCCAGTGGTAGTTATTGGCATTTCGGGTGCGTTCAACGAGTTCCACGTCTCGCATCAGGCGTGCATGGCGCGCTCTTGGGTCTTTTTTTCGAACGAAGACTATCCCTGGAGCACAGTCAATTC